AGATTAGCATAGTTATCAGAGTCTGCTGCAATACTAATTGTATTTCTAAAGTTATTGGAACCAGTCATTTGAACATCAAAAATATGGTATCTATAGTTAGCACCATCTTCAAGAACATTTCTAATTCTAGCTGTTCCTAAAATCTTAGAGTCATGGATAGCTTCTCCAGAATCACTGTAAAGATTCCACCGTTCAAGTAAACTAACATTAGGCAGACCTTTAATATCATTTGATACAATATAATGCCCATAGTTAGCAGCAATATTTTCATTTTGTAGAGACCCAGTAGTCGTCTGTGACCTATTCACATCAATAAGTGTGTTATCGGGTCTAGTAACTCTATAACCATTAACATATGCAGTTCCAGCAGAAACATCTAATGTAAATTCATCAGAATCTTTAGGTTTAAATTTAGATGAAAATCCACCTACTACATAGTTACCAGACTCTTCGAATGTTCGAGTAGCTAACTCCTTACCAATAACACTGTAGGTATTCTCATCAATTTCTCTTTGCAGTCTACCACTAATCAATCTATTGGTAATGATAAAGTTAGTATCTGAGTCTACAATACTTTCACTCTCAGCTGCTAAGGTAAGTGTAATTCTATACCTGTCAGCACCCGGTGCAGTTTCATTAGGAAGATCATTTTGGTTGTCATAAAGAGCATTGGTGTCATCTACAGTAACAATATCTTCTGTAATAACAAAACCAATGTTGGTTGTAGGTGTATTAGAGTATTTTGAAATAATTTTGCTCTGTGCTTGTGTCTGAACAAACATTCCACGAATAAAGTAGGCACCATCATTAACAGCGATTTTAGAACCTTTACCAGTTACAGGAGTATTTCCAGATATAAACACTTCAACTGAAACAGATGTTGTTCCTCCACTACTACTAGGATTTGTTAATGTTCTTCCACTTGAAAAGGCAAGGGTATCTGCACCTCCAGTGGTATTACCCTGATCAATATAATCGACATAGACAGTTGCAGGATTATTAGTAGGATCAGAACCATCTTGTGCAATAAAATCAACTACTCTTGCCTTAATGTTAGTCCCAGATTCAGTTAAGATATCACCAGCATAAAGTGTTGGAGTTCCTTGAAGTCTTACATATTGAATTTCATTGTCTACTTGTAGACCACCGGGAATTACAACAGAACCTTCTTTGAAGACATTTCTACCAAAGCGTTCCATCTGCTTTTGAATGATGGTCTGCATTTGAGTAAGTTCTCTTGCCTGAAGAGCCTTACCAGAATTAAATAGAATTCGCTGGTAATTATCACCTTCACTAAAATCATCCTTATAAGTGGACGAAAAAGTATTTTCATTTTTTGTAATTGGCATTTTCTATTTAACCTTTATTAAAACTGAATAGTAATTTTAATGTCTTCTGTTCCTGCTGTAGTTCTTTCAACAGCAGCTCTACTCTCTACATATAACAAATCTCCAGAGTAAGGATTTACTTCACCATCAGAGTCGGAAAGAATTGTCCCTGTGTTAACAGGGGTTGCTGAATCTATTAATGCAGTTCCACCTACTGAAAATGGTAAAAATCCTGTATTCTCATTTTGGTGATATAAGATTGTAGCAGCTGCTTCCGAACCAGTAACTTTATCAACAAATGCTCTTGCTTTCAAGGAACCTTGAACTTGAGAAATAGGATTATCTACTGGAATAGCGTTAAGACCAACTCCACTTCCAACACTCAGAATTCTTAAAGCACTTCCTGTAGTTGCTGTAAAATCAGAATCAGCAGCGGACCTACTTGTTGGAAGTTTAGGATTTCTAATAATACCTACTTGTCTAAAGTCTGCACCTGTGCCTGTCAAGAAGTCACCTGAACCAGCGTCACCTACAAGTTTAGAGTTGAACATAATAGATGTTGATTTTAAATCATCTCTAGGGTCTGTTCCAATACCATACTCAGAAATAACAGGTTCAACTGAAAGTCCAGTTCCATTACCACCGGAGAATGAAATACTTGCATGGTCATACTCAGACCCAAATGGGAAACCTCCGGCAGAATCATCTACATTTACTGCTACTACTGCTCCACCTGATACGAGAGCAACTGCTCTTGCATTACTACCATTACCATTTACTGCAATAGTAGGAGCTGCTGTAAATCCTGTGCCACCACTAGTAACACGATAACCTACAATCTGTCCAACACTTGCAGCATCCTGAACATTTTTCTGTGACTGTTGAATGTTACTCAGTTCAGCAGCTGCTATAATCTTTTCTACAGGAATAAAGTTAGATGTAGAAAATGCTGTAAGTCTAGTAGCAGATTGTGTGAACAAGAACTTCCAAACATATCCATCAGTAGTCGTTACTGGTGATGTAGTAGTTCCTGTTGTATCAGGGTTTACAGTAGAAGCATGAACAGCATTCAAGTTATTTCTACCCTGCCTCAAACAAATGTAAACACGGTTAGATTCAGTAATTACATAATATTGACCATTTTGAGCAGAAGTTTGATTATCATTATATGCCTGATAGATTGTACCAGAAGCCCAATTATATCTTTTAGCAACATAACTTACTGATGCAATTTTTTGAATTGACTGTAGGCTGTTTCTAAATTCTCTTCTAGTAGTTCCAATGTCAGTAATGGTAGTTGGAACTGTATCAGTTTCATTCCAATCATCAGACTTACCAATACCCAAGTAGTAGTTGTTAGAATCAGCCTGTAAGTCTTCTATTAGTTTTTCTACTAGGATTTGTTTAGTGTCTGTAGTTACTATTGCTACCATTTTTTATCTCTTCTTATGTAATTACTACGTCGGTGTCTGCGGAGTCTTTATGCCCGATCAGATACCAGTCTGAACCCGCCCACACTGCTTGTGTAGAACCATATCGACTTAGTGCGAAGTTTGTGCCATTACCGAAATTCGTTGGGGTGACTGTTGCTACAGCTTCGTTGATATTCAAAAAGATTTTATATTCACCAGTTGATGTGCCATCACCAAGAGTTGCAGCAATTGTGCCAGACCCTTTATTAAAAATAATAAGTGTATCAGAATCATTTACTGCGCCATCTTCGATCATTGTTTGAGTAGCAAAGGAAGCATTGATACCAACAGACGCAATGTTATTTCCACCAAGCGTCGTATAGAGTTCAGCAAAGTTATCATTAATCTTTTCGCCACCAGACCTTAGTGTATCACCAGTTCCGTCATTAGCATTTGTGCCGATATCTAAAGTTTGTCTTGCCATTTTACCTACTTACACATTGAGTTGTTTGGTTATATTTATCATCTAATTTGACTCAAACCATTACTAAGCACTTCGTCAAATGTAGTGTTGTTAAGTTTTCTTTCAAAAATTTCTATAGCAAAATTAATAGGGTCACCATTAGAAAGAGGGATATCAGTTTGAGCAACGCCACCTGCTACGAAGCGGCTGGTCGTGCCAGTTACGAACCCTAAATTATCGTCTCCTAGCATGCTAGAAATATTCATATCACTTCTTGTAAAATGATATTGCCGTTCCTCGTCACGTTCAAATTCAAATCGGTTACCAATGATATTCCCATCTTGGTAACTAACAGCAGTAGTGACTTCACCAAAAATTTTAGCTCTACCCTGCTCGCCGCTGTTGGAGGTGCTTCCAGCGGAAAAGTATAAAATTAAAGTGTAAGTTTTTGCAAATGATCCGTCAGAGTCAACAAATCCATCAATCAAATCTTTTATTTTTGTTACATTTTTCGTGCAGTTGAAAACACCAGTATTTACAGGAACACTATCCCAAGTATCGTCTAAAATAAATGCATAATTATCAGTAGAGAAAGTATTACTATTAGTAATCAAAGCAGTATTCTCTGGAGTTGAACCGTAGGCTACTAACACTTTTTCGTAATTGTCAGCACTAAAGTTAAGACTACCTTTTATATTCACTTCATTAGCTGTAAGTCTCATCACTTCAACATTATTATGCTTGAAGACTAATGGAGTATTTACTTTTGTAGTTTCAATAACTGCATGGTTATTAGAATCAAAATGAATAGCAAAATCACTATCTGTGCCAAGTTTAATCATTGAACGATCTGGCAAAGTAATATCATCAGAATCACTTAATGTAATATTACCATCTACAGTCAAATCACCACTAATTGTTCCAGAAGCACCTAGACTAATAGTATTAGCAGTAAGGTTACCCGAAATAGTGGCAGAGTCAGCAACTAAAGAACCTATAATTGTTCCGCCAACATTTGTAGTTTCAATTCTTTTAGTGTTGTTATAGTAAAGTTTTACAGGGCCATCTTGCTCAAACCTAGCCATATACTCAGCACCACTTTGGCCAGACAACTCAATTCTAGGGCCATTAGTTCTAAGTTGAAGTAAGCCAGTTCCAACCTCTTTAATATAACTATTTGACCCATCATGGTAAATCTGAAGATCATTACCATCACCAATATTAAGAACAGCATTATCACCTAAGCTTACATTACCAGAGAATGTTGCACTATCAGTAAAAGTAGAAGTAGATGTTACTGCTAATGTCTCTGAAACTGCTAATGTTCCTGAAACTGTAGTATTACCATCAGAGTCAATCTTGACGTTATTTGTCCCTACAAACTTAGAACCGTTATAACGCAGAACAGAATTGTTTTCTTTTACACCAGCAGGCCATTCTGCCCATGATGTATTGAACATAGCACTATCAACATTTTCGAACTGATTGTTAATCTTAAGTCCAGCAGACCTTAGAGTGTCACCAGTGTTGTCGTTAGCAACTGTGCCTCTATTAAGAACATTGTCCGAATCTAATACATCTAGTGTGCTTGTCATTTTTACTTCCTATGAAAACTCTTAAACTTATTTATATCAAACATATGGACCAATTGCTGAATCTAAACCAGAATCATTATAGAACGGGAACACACCTTCGTCCATAGTTTCGGTTGTGCTAGAGAACCTAATACCCGGAATGAGACCAATAGTATCAAATGTTCCACTATCTTCATCCATAGTAATACCACCATACAAGGAATCAGACAGGTTGTATCTAATGTCTTCTCTATTGTCACTATCACTGAATCTTCTAGAGTTAGGATCAAGAATGTCTGCAATAGAGATATACTGCCCATTGTAAAGTGAATTGTTAAGAATATCAGAATCTTGAGCATCAGTCTGGTAGATATTAAATCCACGACTAACAGCAAATCTTCTCTGTGCATCACTATCAATCGCAGTGACAGAAGTAAGACCTACACCAGCAATACCATCTTCAGATGTAAGAACAGTAGCAGCAGAGGCAGCGATATCAGAGTCTGTAATAATCTCTGTCAATGGTGTTTGGAAAAGAGACACTACAGGTTCGAATGCTGTTTCTGTAAAAATAGCAAACCCAGCTGGATGTAGATAACTTTTATAGTAATCTAACCATTGGGTAGCAGGAATACCACTCTTAATCAAAATAGAAAAGATTTGATAATAATATGAGTCTTGGATAAATCGTAAAGATTCAGCTCCTATCTCACTTTCACCAACAATAAACATTTGATTTCTAGGTAATGTTTGTTCTACGTCTTGCTGGAAAAAATATCTAAAAAACTGATCAATAGACAGGTTAGTACCTTTAATCTTATAGATGATAGGCAATTGCTTATAGGCAAATCTTGGAGAAGGAAATTGGATTGGACCAAATCCCGGTGATCTTTCTTGGAACAATAAATCTAAAAATTCATCTGAAGTAGACTCAGGGTCTCTAGATGTAAAGATATTTTTTAGATCATGTGCAATACCACCTTCACCATCAATATACTCATAATATGCTTTCAGAAATTCTACTAGTTGTGGATACTGTTCTTTGAAATGCTCAGGAACTACAGTATCAACCTGAGATTCTTTTAGGTTTACATTTAGTCTGTTTAAGTCTGAAAGGGTTTTGGTATCTGACATTGTTTAATTCGTTGTGCCTGTTACAGAAGATGCTTGGTTTACATCTCCACTACCAACTGATCTATTTGTTCCTAAAGTAATCAATGTATTTCTCAAAGGTTTGAATGTACTATCATCAGCAGCATTAGCAGTAATAGTCAAATATGTATTACCAGAAGAAATAGAATCAATTAAGAACCCTACTAGATTAACTTTACCTGTAGTTGGTTCATAGTTACCCACATTCGAAATAACTACATTACCTTGAATATCAATAGCTTGAAGTGTAGTCGAGTGTAGTGGTGCATTTCTAATACTACAAGAAATACCATTTACAACAAATCTATCACTACTAATACTTGGAACTTGCATCAAAGGTGATTGAATATTGTTAATAAAGTTAATTGTATAATCTGTTCTAACAAAATTTCCTGTAGTCGGGTTCTGTAATGGAGTAAATCTAGCAGACATTTTAATATCAATATCTGACCCCAAGATAGAAGGATCAGAAGCATCTATTTGAGATGTTAGTTTAGATTTTCTAATTGTATCATTAAACTTCCCAGAGTTTACAGAAAAGTAAGAATTTACTTCACCCACAATCTTAGTTTGGATTGCATCTCTAGTTAAGTTAGTCAAAGACTGATTGTATCTAAAGTTTGTAATCACGTCCAAGTAAATAAATGTTGGATCGACAAACTCAGCTTCAACACCAACTACTGACAAAGGATCAGTCAAGTTATTTTTGATAAGGGTCTGTAGAGCAGCCTTCTGGACTGCACTAACATCACTTTCATATACAATAGAAATGATAGTCTTGCCATACTTGGCAGGAACATTATCTTCTCCGCCCCATGCATTGATAGACTTAATACCCGGAACACCGTTAGCAATAACACCTCTATAATCGTTAGCAGCAACCAATCTGTTTTGCGCAAGATATGAAAGTGGAGCATTTGCTCTAATAGATTCAGGACTTTCTTTATCTGCACCAAATGAAGATTTTGTGCCTCTTCTTACTACAGTATTCAATGTCTTACTACCAAATCCAGTAACAGCAAGTGTAGAAGATGGGGTAAAGGTTGAAGCACCGTTTGCATCAAGACCATTCGTTCTAAGGTAGGTAACACGAATAACTTCACCGTTCACAGGGTTTTTACCTGTTACACCCAGAACACCAAAGTTAAACTCCCAGTATCCATTGTATGTTTCTAGTGGAAGATATAGAGCAGTATCAGCAGTAATACTAGTAATAGCATTTCCACCAGATGTAGCATTAGCACTAAAGTAACTTGTAAAGTTATCTGTGTTGGCATTGTCATATACTTGAACTGCAACTGTAGACAAATCTAAGTTTGGATCAGGAACAACATAAACCTGTCTGTCCCCTGTAATCTCAGCAATAAATGTCTTGACAACCAATTCACCTTCAAATACTCTAACATAGGGTTGACCTAAAGCATCAACAAACGTATAGAGGTTTGGTTGTACTGGATTAGGGAATGCTGTATATTCTAAAAGTGTTCTAAATGTATAACTTACACCGTCAACTGTTGATG